CCATGTCTAGGTTGCCAAATGCAATGCAGGAGTATTATTTCAACAGGAATATCACTGTTACGGTAAAGGTTGAAAACAATGTTTTTACCACTACTTTGAAGATTAAAGCGTTAATCAAACGATAGTATGAGTAAGTTGACAGAAATGAACAAGAATTTTGACGTACTGGCAAAAGATTTTAATTTTTGGCAACTAAACCCTCAGTTGGCACTTATGAAACCTTTTAGTGCCTTGTACAATAGGGATACTACAAAGGGTAAAGAAATCTCATCGAAGGAAATTTCTGTTGTTTTTTTCATGTGCGAAGTCGATGACGAAGTTAACAAATTTGCAAGGATTCCAAAACAAGATAGATTGGCAATGCTGAAAGAGACCTTCTATGCTGATATAGATATCGAAGATCCTTTGATTGTACAGTGTATGGATGAATATCCTATGCTGGCAATGTCAGCAATAGAAAGGGCACTGAAAGAAGAGATAGATAGTATGGTGCAAAGAGCAAGATTTATCGAAGAGACTCAGCGCACTAACTATACACTGGATGACCTAGTTCCAATTGGTAACAATCGTTGGATAAATAAAAAAGGAACTGCTACACAGTTGGATGCAATGAGGAAAAATACTCCAGCAATTTACAAGAATTATGAAAAACTGGAAGAGCAATTCCTTGAATTTAAAAAATCATCCAGAGTTAAAGGGGGTAGAAAAGAATCTTTGGCTGAAAGAGGAATTCTTTAAATTGAAATATGAACGACTTTACCATACATGATGTAAACAACTTTGTACAACCTATAAAGCTTTATCATCCTGATGATCCAAGATATTTTAATTACTGGCTCAGTGAGAAAAAAAAGATCATAGAGGGTCTATGGTCTTATGATGAAAGGGGTTGGAGATATATGCCACCAAAGTTGTATTTTTTTGGAAACCACGGGTGGATTACAATTGTCGATGAGAAGCAAAATGTAACTGTAGGGGCTAGACCGGAATTATGGGATTTGATGTGGATTTATGGATACGAATCTTTTGAATCACTAGGTTTCTCTGGATTCCAGGATGACGAAAGGTATACCAGTAACAAGAATATCTTCGAGTATGTTAAAGGGGCTACAAATCGTTTTCCAACGGATAATCTATTCAAGTCCAATGGAACCTTAAAAGAATACGTAGATCCCCGTGAGTACATGTACAACCTTCATACGGATCCCATGGGGGTTCCGTTGTATGAAAATGCACCTCAAAATTACCTTATAGGTGGTTCAAGGGGCGGCGGAAAAGAACAACCAGATTACGAAATAGTTATAACACCTACTGGAGAAAAACAAATCGGAGACTTAAAATTAGGTGATACTGTTTACGGTAAAGATGGTAGAGAAACAAAAGTTGTCGGAATTTATCCTCAAGGGGTGAAAGATATTTATGAGGTTGTTTTATCTGATGGTAGGAGAGTAGAGTGTGGATTGGAGCATTTGTGGGAAGTTCAAAATTCTAGTGGAAAAACTTTTGTAAAGACTACTGAGGAGTTAATGAAAAAATTCAAACGTCCTCATACTAAAAGTGGATATACTTACAAATACGCTATTGCTCAGACAAAGCCTGTAATTTTCTCAGAAAAAAATCTACCAATAGACCCATACATATTAGGCTGCATGTTAGGCAACGGTACTACAACAACCTTGACACCTAAAATTGCTACTAGTGATCCTGAAATGGTTGAGACATTTAGGCAAAAATTGGTAAATTATGAGATAGTTTATGACAAAAGCACTAATAATAATTACACCATAGTGTATAGGGGTACAGATAAGTATAGTAGCGATACCGCTTATCGCAACTCAAAATACGGGCATAATCCTCTAGGAAGAGATCTACAGGCTCTGGATGTAAATTGTACAGCGGAGTTTAAATTCATTCCAGATATTTATAAGCACAGTAGTATTGAGCAAAGGCTGGAATTGGTAAGAGGATTGATGGATACCGATGGGAGTATATTTACCAGTGGTGTAATGGAGTACGATTCTGTGTCTAAACAACTTGTGGAAGATCTAGCATATGTTTTAAGAAGTCTTGGAATACGTTGCCAGCTTGGATGCTACGACAAAAAAACATCACTCATAAAGGGTACTGTCTATAATGTAAAACCTCTTTGGAGACTATACATAAATACGAATTTACCAATCTTTAAACTTTCAAGAAAACTGGGCAGATTAAAATCTTCTGCCCCAAACAAGGTTTCAATTGTAGATATCCAAAAAAAAGGAAAAACTAGCCAGAGGTGTATTATGGTGGATAACGAAGACCATACTTATCTGACAAGAGATTTTATCGTAACCCACAACTCCTTTTTCTTGGGTATAGCAGAGGCTTTACATGAAATTGTTACGGATGGAGTCAAATATTATACCCCAGAGAATATAAAATCTCCTCCAACCATTAAAGTCGTAATAGGATCGGGAGATACCAGTAAGAGTTCTGAGCTTGTTTCTAAGATTAAAGATAGTATGGATGCCTTTGCATCCAGACCAGAGCTTGGAGCATGGGGTGATATTTCAGATGAGGATTATGAGCCTTCTCCATTTTACAAGAATATGGTTGGAGATCTTACTCCAAATAATATCGACAATCCTTGGAGACATGAATACAAGGCTCTTGTAAAAGGCAGGGAAATTACAAAGGGTACTAAGACAAGGTTACACCACGTCTCGTATTCCGAAATGAAGGGTAAAAAGAAAGGTGGTCAGGCTGCTGCTGGTACACGTACCACTTTGTCTATCATAGAGGAAGGTGGTCTTACAACTCTGTTGGAAGATGCCTATAAGTCAAACGATGCTACTATTCGAATTGGTACAAGATACTTTGGTAGAATGGTTGTAGCCGGTACCTCTGAAAATATCGAGGTTGTACAGCCTTTTAAAACTCTATTCAGCAAACCGCAGGAATATCGTATCCTTACCCATGAGGATATTTATGAAAATACTGGAAACAAGATTGCTCTTTTTCTTCCATGTTATTTGACAGACAGGACTTTCAAGGATACCAACGGAAATACCAATGTGGATTCGGCTGTAGATTTCTACAAGAAAATACGAGACGAAAAGGGTAAAGCCGAAGATCCAGATTTGCTGAGGAAAGAGAAGATGAACTATCCTTTGGTGCCATCCGAAATGTGGCTCACCTCCAGGGGTTCATTTTTACCCACAGAAGAACTGACCTTACAAGAAAAAAGGCTATTGCAAAATAATAGCTATCAGGAAAATGAAACTTGCGTAAAGCTTATTTGGGATTCAACGATGCCCAATGGAGTCAAATATGAAGTGGATCATAACGGAGAACCTTATAGGTCTTTTCCACACGATGCTTCTAAAATGAAAAATCCAGAAGGCTGTGTAGTAATTTATGATTTTCCACAGACCTTGAATGGAAGTATCCCATCAGATCTTTACTTTGCTATTGGCCATGACCCACATGCCGATGGAAAAGAACCTGGCTCCTCAGTTGCCTCAACGTACATTTTGATGAATCCAAAGTATGCTGGAGCACCTTACTATCTCAAAGGGAATACTATAGTAGCCTCGTATAATGGTAAGCCGAAAGGTGGACTCGACGAGTATTATGAAATTCAAGAAAAACTGATTTCGTTTTATGGAAACCCACCAATGTCCATTATGTATGAGAAGAACAAAGGTGATGCCTGTCGTGCCCACTACATAAAGAAGCATAAGATACATTTGCTTTCACCCACTCCTCAGTTTGGACAAGGTGCATCTCTGGCTTACAAAAATGTTACAACCACTGGATATTTTACATCCGGTACAGGTGACCTTGGTAAGTCGAATATGATAAAATACATCAACGACTGGCTACTTCAATCCACGGAACATCAAGACGGACTCAAGCAAAACTGGGAAAGGCTACCGTGTCTATATCTTATCCGACAGATGATCCAGTATGACCTCTCTGGAAACTTTGATGCCGTAGATGGATTCCGAGGTTGCATTCTAAAGTTGCGAGAGGAAGAGATAAAAGCTCAATCGGAGAATAAAAAGAAAAAGAGCAATCTTGTTTCCAGTATTTTCATAAATATCCTCATGGGTAAGGATGCGATATTCCTGCGGTTTACTGAAAAGCGTTTTAAAAGGCTGTACAACCTCGATATTTTCAGAGGTACCAGCTACAACCATTCTACCAAAGTACCTTGTACCA